CTCGAATTTTCCTAAAATCGTGAATTATGTTGTTCCCCACGATTAATTTCTGTATATAAATTATATAGTTGTAAAATTAATAAAATAGGTCGAAATAAAATTGGAACTTGACTAAAATGAAGAATAACCCATAATAGATAGGTAATTTTTAAGAGGACTTTTCGGACTATGAATAACCCGATGATGGAAAAGATACGTGAGAACCCACCAATAGCCGTAAAATCCGATTGGCGCTGCATCGAGCAGTACAAAACCCTTTACGATGATATCACTGGAAATGGTGTTGTACTAAAATACGTTGACCGTCATGCACTTGGTGAACTAGCAACCACCATGGTTGAAATGATGGACCTGCGCAACGAGTTGGCTGTTAAAGGTGAATCAATCGAGGTGCAGGGCGACCGTAATCGTGTCACTAAGAAAAACCCTGCTGCCGATAGGTTAGAAAAACTGCGAAGCCCGTTGCTCCGCTTAATGCGTGAGTTCCAGATGACCCCGAGTAGCCGTGGTACTAAGTTCAGTGCTGGTGGCGTGGCGCCGAAAGGTGATGATGGTTTTGATGAGGTGTGATTATGGACTATTACATTGATGTCGATAAGGCCGTACACCTCGGTTGTATTGGTGAGGTTACTGTTAAACTCCACGGTAAACGGGTTCATCGGTGTGTTGCTGCTAAGTCAGGAACCAATGGTTTTGTTGAATATCAGGAAGTCCCTCTTCGTGGGTCTGAAGAAATGAGAGTTGTTCATAAGCGCGGTAACGTGAAGATATCGTTTAATAAGTCAGAGGTGTAACAGTTGTCCGAATTTAACCTCGATATTTCACAGTATGAATATCCTGACTTGCAGCCTGGTGACCAAGATTGGCGCTGGGCGCATCGGTACTGTCACGACATCCTCACCGGAAAAGTCCCATCGTGTAAGAAAATGCGCTGGGCAGCAGAGCGCCACTTCCGTGACCTGCAACGTGATGACATTTATTGGGATGAAGCCGCGGCTAAAAGCATCGTTGCTTGGTTCCGATTCTGTCCAATTATCAAAGGACCAAAAGCAGGAACACCAACAGTCCTCGACCCCTGTCAGATATGGATGGCCGCTTCACTCATTGCGTGGCGCTGGTCAGAAGATGCTTACGAGACTGACAATGCTACCGGTATGGTGATTCAGACCCGTTGGGCTGGAACTAGGCGGTTTAACCAGTTCTTCGGGTTGGTGGCGCGTAAATTTGGTAAAACCACGTTTATCGCCGGTATCAAACTATACCTAATGTTCAAGGCTGGTTATGGCCCCCGCGTATTTTCATTGGCTACAAAACGTGATCAGGCTAAAGAGGTGTGGTCGGTAGCGTGGAAGATGATTAAGTTATCGCCGAGGCTACAGGAATACTTCCAACCTCGCGCAAACGATATCCGTATGCCCGGCACCGATGGTGAGTTTAAGCCATTGGCCAGTGATAGTAACTCGCTTGACGGTCTTGACCCTATTGCAGCGTGTCTCGATGAATGTCACGCGATTAAGGACCGTAACCTGTATGGTGTGCTTATTTCGGCATTCGGTTCGAACCAAGGTGAGTTTTTATTTTCTGTAATCACCACTGCCGGGTTCATCCTCGACGGGCTGTGTACTGATATCTACAAGAACGGTGAGCGTGTTCTTAACCCTGACGATGATACCGTTCAGGATAACTACTTCTACGCTATTTTTGAGATTGACAAGGGTGACGATTGGACCGATGAGAAAACTTGGTTCAAGTCAAACCCTGGTTTAGCGTTTGGGCGCCCATCACTGCAATACCTCCGTGACCGTTACGCTGAGGCGTGTATGTCGGTTGCTGAGAAGGCTAACTTCCTCACAAAGCACTGTAATCTATTCGTATCAGGTTCTGACAAATGGCTCGACATGGATGAGGTGAGAGCGTGTGACAAACCTCGTGGTGAATCATATCTTGACCCGATATATCGTGGCCGTGAATGTTATATCGGTATCGACCGCGCCCGTGTGAACGATATCACCAGTTTCGCAATACTATTCCCGATGGACGACGGCGGTCTCGACATTTTCTTTGTAAACCTATTGCCACAGAAAACCATTGATGGGGTCACAGCATTCTTACACCAGAAATATCTGAAGGCTATCGAACTCGGTGACCTCACTCCGATAAATACTCCGACTGTTCGGGATGACGATGTTAAATTATATATCAGGAAACTGAACAAACAGCTTAACCCGGTGGCATTCTATTATGACCCTTGGCACATGCGGTCAATCTGTGAAGATATGGATGATGAAAACATACCGGTGATCTCGGTGTCACAGGGTACTGGTAACATGTCGGAACCATCAAAAATCCTTGAAGGGCTTATCAGTGAGGGTTTACTGAGATTCGATAGTGTGTTATTTGAGTACGCATGTGAATGTGCTATGATGCGGTTATCAATGGAAAATAATATGAAGGTCTATCGTGAAAACGACAAGATCGATAAGATAGACCCGTTAATTTCCACTATTATCGGATTGTCTGGTGCTACTCTGATTAAACCGGATCGTAATATTTATGAAGAACGAGGATTATTATCAATATGAACTTACTCAGTTGGTTTAATTCGTCCACCAGCGAAAATACCGCTGAGAAGGTCGAACCCTCGTTTAATGGGCCAGACTTAAATATCAAGATGGACCCAGGTAACCTCGTCACCGTCGATATGCTCGCCACACGATATGGTACTGGCACAGTGTCGGCAGATTCGGCCATGAAGATTGAAGCCTATTACTCGTGCATCCGGGATAAGGCTGAAACCATTGGTTCTTTACCTCTGAAACTATTTACCCAAGAAGGTGAAAACCCTCGCCGTGAAATGAAGCAGGGTCGAAGCAAGCGGATATTTACCGAGCGACCAAACGAGTACCAGTCAATCATTGAGTTCATGGAAATGGCCGCGGCAGTATTGGAGCGCCGTGGTGCATTCTATGCGTATGCTCCTCGTAATGACCGTGGTGCCGTGATGGAGTTTATCCCGTTCCGTCATCAAGGCTCAGTTGTCCCAAACATGGACATGAACGGCAACGTGTACTGGACATATACGTTGAATGACGGTCGCCCACAACTCACTATTGATGATCGTGAGTTATTTCGCATCACCTTGTTCAGTACCGATGGTATTCATCCGACTAATCCAATCTATCAGTGTGCTAACCAGTTGGGGATCGCGCTAGCACAGGATAAGTCATACAAGAATAACCAAGAAAAAGGTATGACTACTCAGATGGGCCTTAAAACACCTAATCAGTTTAATGATGCCAACGCGGTGCAGCGCCTTAAAGATGATTTCAAGAAAATGCGCGGTCCAACCGGTTTCGAGAATATCCCGTTGTTTGAAAATGGCCTCGAACCCGTTTGGTTCCAGTTAAGCAGCAAGGAACAGGAATTACTTGGTCACCGTCAATTCACCATTGACCGTATTTGCCGAATGACTCGTGTGCCACCACACCGCGTCGGTTTCTCAGATAAAGGTACTACGGTAAGCGACCCGACCAAACTCGATGAAGCCTACATGAACAGCGGTATCAATCCGATACTGCGTAAATTCGAGGGTGAGTTTAACCGTTTCTTGCCGACAGGTATGCACGTTCAATTTGACAGGAATGCGTTTTACCAGGGTTCCCCTTGGCGTCTTGGTGAAGCGATTGAGAAACAGGTTAAAGCAGGGTTAGTAACCGTTAATGAAGGTCGCGTGATGCTCGGCATGGAACCTGTTGACGGTGGTGATGTATTCGGTATCGACAATAACAACGTAACGTATGGCACATGGGATGACCTCCCTGCGATACAAGCTCAACTTTATGGCGGTAATGGCACCAACGGAGGTAACACCAATGAAAACTAAACAATACCGAGAAGTTGGTGTAACTGACTTCAAATACGATAAAGCCACCGGTGAATTTACCTGTTACGGTAATACCAAGGGTAATATCGACCATGCGCTTGACCGTACACTGGATGGTGCATACCAGAATAGTATCGAAACCCACATGAAGAATGGGACAATGCCTAAAATGTTCTGGATGCACAAAGCTTACGATCTGCCTGTCGGTGTCTGGCTTGAAATGAAGGAAGACCAAAAAGGACTTTGGTTAAAAGGTCGATTATCTGATACCAGTATGGGTCGTGATATTGAAACCTTGGCCAAAGATGGTGCTCTCGACTCATTCAGTATTGGTTACTACGTTATTCAGGAAAAGTGGAACCAAGAAGCTCGCTGCAACGACCTCATTGAAATCGATATTAAAGAGATCTCATGGGTGACATATGCTTGCAATGAAGAATCTTTGTTGCAGGATATTAAGTCCAAAATGGATGATGGTAAGATGCCGACCAAGGCCGAATTGCGTGAGTTATTGAAATCACTACCCCATGGTTTAAGTAAGAAACAAATTGAACGTATCACCAGTTGTTATCAACCAACCGAAGAACCTGATTTAACTGAAATTAAATCAATACTTGAAGGTTCGTCGTTGTTTAAGTAATATTTATGCGACAGTGTGGACACACGAGTCACCGCTTGGATAAGCGTAATAACTCTCAAACCACTTAATAAAGGAGTCCTGTTATGGACATTGCGGAATTACAGGCGCTTATCCAGAAGGCGACCGAGAAATATGAAGCTCAGGCAACTAAAAACGCTGCCCTTGAGTCCACTATCACTGAACTGAAGTCACAAGTTGAAGCGTTCAAAGCTAAACTTGATGCTGGTGATCCTGAAGCTAAACAAAAATTGGAAGACCTCGAAAATGAGATCTCTGATTTGCGTTCTAAGCAAAAATCACCTGTGCTGGCGATCACTGATGAAGAACAGAAAAAAGCGCTACGTGAAGTTGCCCGTAAAGCCTTTGCTACTGTTATTAAAACCAACAGTAAAACCAAGGGCGACATCATGGGCGCTGCCCGTGAACAGATTGACGTTGAAATCAAAGCCTTGAATATCAGCACTCCGGCAGAAGGCGGTTACGCTGTAGCTGAAATTCTGTCAATGGATGTGATGGATATTGCTCGTGAATACAGTCCTATCGCCAGCCAGATCATGTATAAGACCGGTATCACTCGTGACTACCGTCAGCTTATCCGTATTTCATGGCCAGCGGTTGCTGAAGGCATTGAAAATGTCGCTGGTGCTGTCCCTACAGTCACAGCTACCCAAGAATACGCTGAAGTTAAGTCGAAAGAGTTCAAGTTGTACGCTTCACCATATATCACCAATGAAGCCCTTATGGGTACTGATATTGACGTGTACGGTGATTTGACCATGGCTCTTGGTGAAGAAATCGGCGTGTATCTGGCTAACCAGTTGTTATTCGGTGATGGTACTGGTAAAAACGCTCGTGGTATGTTGTCGTCCAATCGTGTTGATATCACTGATGTTACTGGTGAGTCATGGAAGGCTACTGGTACTCGTAACCCTGACTTCTTCCCTGCGTATGGTACGGGTGTGTCAGGTGCCATTGGTATCGATGACCAGGCGATTGTTGACTTCGTCATCGATGTTACCAACACTCTGCCAACCCGTTATCTCGGCGGCGCAGCATGGTATATGAACCGTAAGACTAAAGGTATCTTCCAGAAGGTACGTGATGCTGACGGTAAACCGATTTTCCAATATGACTATATCGAAGGCTTACCTGGCCGTCGTTTGGTTCTGGAAGGTTATCCGGTCATTATCGATGATACCATGCCGGATGTTGCCGCTAACTCACTGTTTGCTATCTTCGGCAATATGTCTGCAGCGTTTGCGTACAATGCTGGCAGTATTGACCAGATGCTATTGGACCCATACACTAAGAAGGGCGGCCTCTTGGTTTATACCGAGAAAGAGTTCTTCGAGATGGTGCAACGTAGTGACGCAATCCTGATTCTAGCAGCAACCACCAATGACACTGTAGTATAATAACCAGTAAATAATATTAGCCACCTTTCGAGGTGGCTTTTTTTTGTTGATAATATTGTCGATGTGTTCTTTTTCGGTGTATACTTTACAAAATAAACCATAGAGAAATATTATGAATAAGAACACTGCATTTATTGAAAAAGCTGTGAAAGTACATGGGTATAAATATGATTACAGTAGAGTAAATTATAGAGGTAATCGTGTTAAGGTAATTATAGGTTGCCCAGAAAACGGCTGGTTCGAACAAACCCCTGCAAATCATTTATCTGGTCATGGAGTTACGTTAAAACTAAACACTGAAAAGTTTATAGCGTTATCTAGAAAGGTTCACGGTGATAAGTATGACTATTCCGAAGTACATTATACTTCGAATAAAGCAAAAGTAACAATAAAATGCCCGATACATGGTAAGTTTGAGCAAGAAGCATCATCACATATGAAAGGTAGAGGATGTGCAGAGTGTGGAAAGATAAATCGTAGAGGTAAGATAAGAGTTGATTACAAAGAATTTGTAAAGAGAGCAAAGGACGTACATGGTAATAAATATGAGTATTTAAAAAGTGATTACAAGTCAATTACCGATCTTATGACAATTAAATGCCCCAAACATGGGATATTTATCCAACGCGCATCAGACCATACTTTTAATAATACAGGGTGTCCTAGATGTTCTTGGGTTTTATCAGCCGCCGAAAGTGAAATACGCTCTGTCATAGATTCTATTGGTATAGATTACTACCATAATGATAGAACTCTTATAAAACCGCTCGAACTAGATATTGTTATCCCGAGTCTCAAAATCGCAATCGAGTACAACGGGCTAATCTGGCATTCCGAGAAACATGGAAAAGACAAGTGGTATCATTACAATAAAAGTAAAATGTGTGCCAACAAAGGTTATCGTCTTATTCACATATGGGAGGATGACTGGAACCGGAATAAACAACTTCAAATTGAATTTCTTAAATATCAACTAGGAGTATCCAGATATACCCCAATCTATGCTCGTGAGTGTACTTTAGCCACAATAAGTAAAAAACAGGCTAGTGAGTTTCTTGACTTACACCATATCCAAGGTTCAACTGTATTTTCTGAGGCTGTATGCTTAGCTTATAAGGGTGAAATAGTTACCGTTAGCTGCTTCACTAAACGCAGTGATAAATATGAGTTGGTTCGACATTGTTCAAGTAAGCCAGTCATAGGTTCACTTGGTAAGTGTGTTAAACATTTCCATAAAATCCACAATACTGAAATCTACACTTTCTTAGATAAATCTCGTTATGTAGGTAAATCGTATGAAAAAGCTGGTTTCATTAAAGCTTGTGAAATACCACCTGACTATATGTATGTCAAAGGTTCTGTCAGGTATCACAAGTTTAACTTCCGTAGAGCGCAGATAAAGCGAAAACTGCCGGATGTTTATTCAGAGGAATTAAGTGAGTCACAAATGATGGAAAAAGCCGGTTACACTCGTGTATGGGACTGTGGTAAGACCAAGTACGTATTCACTAGGTAACCCAAATACCCTGGCATTGCTGGGGTATTTTTTTTATGCAATAATCATGGTATTCGTGGTATAGGAGTTAACACCGTGTATAGTAAGATAATCACACAGGACTCGTTGGCAAGCGTGATAAGCCTCGCAGATGCTAAGTTACAGTGTCGCGTAAGTCACACGGCTGAGGATGCCTATATCACCTCGTTGGTTGAAGTGTGTGCTCGAAATGCACAGGACTATACCCGTAAACTATTATCACCTGGTAACGTGAAATGTGTGGTCGAAGATTACAATGGTGAAATTATGTTGCCGTATGGTAATCCAACCACTATTAACTCGGTGTTCCTCGACGATACCGAAACCACCGAATATGAGTTCGATGATATTACCGAGAAAGTGGTCATCACCGATACCACAACTGAGTTCAGCAAGGTTACAATCGACTTTGATGCGGGTTACACCACTATACCTGTTAACACCCTTCATGCCATTAAAATCATGATCTCGACATTCTACAATAACCGTGAAGACCTGATCCTCGGTATGAGTGTTGAACACTTCCCACTGGGTGCACTGGCGTTGTTAAACAAGGATAAGTACTATGTCGTTTAACATTACGGCCAGCCGCTTACGTCATGTGGTGAACATCCTCACACCGGCATTACCGGGTGAAACCGATGACTACGGTGACCCATTGCCACCGAGCATGTTAATCGAGAACATGTTCTGTGAAGTGCAGGTTAAGTCTGGTGACCAGAACTCTGCATATAGCACTGAGGTGACCAGTGAAGTGATCACAGTGCTTTGCTGGTACGATGACCGTATTACAAACGAGCAGTATATCGAATGGAATGGGAACCAGTACATTATCCGTCACACACGTAACAGTACCGACCGTAACGGTATGATTATCACAGCCATGAGGGAATCCAAATGAGGGGTAGTAACCGTGGTGTATTCCTATGAGCAACGAAACCAAATTAATAGCGCTATTAAAAGCCAATCTATCGACCACAGTATATAGCGACCTGGTTCCTGAGTCGGTAACTGAAGGTGTTGCTATCAGTAATGTGGCCAATCCGTTTGGACGCATATTGAATGGTGATAAAACGCAGCGTTCTGGAGTATGGCGTGTTACCATTGTGGCATCGTCTAAAGCCCGCCGTGATGCCATTATCACTGAACTTGAAAACCTAGATAATACGAGCGATAATGACTTTCAGCGTATTTACGCGGATTTAGTTAACAAAGAAGCGAAAGAATCCGAAGAACAACCAGTGGTTCGGGCATTCGTTGACATAACCCTTTATCCAAGATAAGGAACATAAAGATGAGTGATGACGTAATCTTAGTTGCCGGCACCATTGTTGAAATGGAAACCGGTTCAATCGGCTCTGGCATTTGGCAAGTAGTACCTAAGATTACAGGTATGGGCGCCACAGGTGATATGGCCGATCCGAAAGAGAAAACCACTCTTTCTGACAAGAAGAAAAAGTATGGTGACTCTTTACCTGACGCACTAGATAAAAACCTAAGTGCTCAATATATTCCATTCCAAGATGTTGGTGACGATCATTATGATGATTACGTCTTACAGCAAGCGTTCATCACTCGTTGTCAGAACCGTGAAGAGTTCAACATCCGTGTTAAATGGCCCGATAACGACGTTAACGGCTTCTTGTGGAAATCTCTAGGCTTCCAATGGGATGAAGCCACCCAAGAAGACTGGAAGATGTTTACTGTTAACGGTAAACAGAACTCATTCTGTATCATGGACGTTAATCTTTCTGGTACTGCAACTGTTGCAGCAGCAGCTACTACACAGTTAACCGCATCGTGGGTGCCAATGCTTGAAAACGAACCAGGTACTATCCTATGGTCATCTTCAGACAAAGCTGTTGCCACCGTTGACACTGCCGGTTTGGTTACTGGTGTTTCCGCCGGTACTGCCACCATCACCGCTGAAATCCGTGGTGTTCCTGGTACTTTGGAGGTCACTGTATCATGATCGTAACTGATTTCAATCCAGCAGCAGTTACCCCGTTGAAAACCGAACTGGCGAAAGTTCCTCAGTTCGGTGACGACGCAGAAATGGTGGTATCAGAACTGTCAGGTAAGTGTCGAGCATACCGTGATCGATTGGCAAAGCATGTTAGAGAACTTGATGGGTTATCTGAAGATGAAAAGTCAAATCTCGGACTGTTTGTCATGCTGGTTCCATGCATTGTTCACCCCGATACTCGTGACCCTTTGATCACTATTGACCAGTTTGTTGAGTTTGCTGGTATATGCAGTGAAGAAACGACTAATTCGTTGCTGGAGGCTTATGCTAAAGTGAATCCAAAGGTTGTGGAAGAAGTCATCGACGAAACCAAAACCACTAAAATGCGGGAAAAAAAAAGCAAGTCCTGACGGACCCTTACCAGTATCTGATTTATAACATCTGGTTTCTCACACACCGCCCTATCTTTGAGATTGAAAACTGGCCAGCCAGCGAACTCGATAGATGGGCGGTTTTTTTGTCTATTAATCCTAAGAAAGACAAACCTAACTTTTCTGAGTACAATAAGAAAAACACCAGTGTTGACGCTTCTAAAGCTGCATTTAAACGATTGTTTGCGAGGTAATCATGGCCAGAGGTTTAATCACTGTTACCAGTTCGGGTTTATCCGATATAGTGAAAGAGATTGAGGCTCTCGGTGACCACTATGACGAGATATTACTTGAATCACTGAAGTCAATGCAGAATATAGTTGAGGACGGTATTCGAAAAAACTGGTCAACTATGACTGGTGGTAAAGTAGGTGATTATGTGTATGACAGTATTGGCCAATCAAGTGCATATAGTCAGCAGATGGAACATACGGTTGTCGGTACTATGGGTGTATACAACATTGATGCTGTAACTGCAAAACACGGTAAAACGAGCAAAGACCTTAATGCAGCGCAAATCGCGTACTGGGTAGAGTTTGGCACATCAAGATTACGTTATGGTGGTCGAAAAGTTAAAGGCATGGAGTACAACGAGGAAGACCTGATACGGGTAAACCCTGTTCCGTTCGTAAGTAATGCAGCCTACCAAACCCGTGATGCTCAAGATAAGGCATTCATTAATAAGTTCAACGAACTGGCGGATAAGTACAAATGACAGAATTACGCACGTTTAACATTCAGGCACATGTTGAAGGTAAATCCGGTCTAACCCAGCTTCGCCAGTTGACTGCCGCAGTAAAGGACGTCGATGCTGCCACTGAAGCATTAAAACAGCAACTCGGCGAAGATACTCAGGTCACGGTAACCAACACTAAAACCAAGCGAGAACTAGCTAACGAGGCTCGTAAGTTACTCACTGAAATACAACGTACCGAGCGTAATGTTGACCGATTAACTGAGTCATACCGTCAGCAAACAGCCATGCTCGGTATGACTGCTAACGAAGCCGAACAGTATCGTGCTGTAATGGCGCTTGGTTCCAATGCAACAGAAGCCCAACGCAATGCTGTTCGCCAGTCTGTAATTGAATACCAGAACATGAGGAATGCGACCGGTAACGCGCAAGGTTCAATGCGTAATTTCCGTGGTGTAATGCAGAACTTCGGCTGGCAGATGCAGGACACCATCGTACAGCTTCAGATGGGTACGAGTGCGTTTACTGTATTATCGCAGCAGGGTTCTCAGATGGCGGCTGCATTCGGGCCAGGAGGGGCTTTGATTGGCGCTCTCATTGCAGTTGCTGGCGTTATCGGCGGTACGTTGTTCAAGAGTATTGTGAATACTAAGAGTGCCACCCAACAACTCACCGAAGCACTGAAAATACAAAATGAAGTGGTATCAGTTAGTGACAAAGGGGTTACCGAACTCGCTGATTCATTTAATAAGCTGTATATCCGAGATCAAGCCCTTGCTAAGCTAAAGCTGGCTGAAGGTCTGATTAATGCGCGTAATATCATTCGTACATCAGGTGCTGAGATCGAGAACGCCTATGGTAATATTTCAGTGGGGTTAACCAAGGTCGCCATTAACATGGCTAACCCATTTGGTGATACTAGTAAATCGACATTAAATGACTTCCTGGATAATATCGGTATTAAAGCTGACAAGATCGGGTCTACTAGCCGAAATAAAATTAGCGGTTTTATGGACTCACTAAATGCATTATCGAGTTCAACCTGGAAAGGTAGTGCAGACGATATCACCAGTGTCATCAATACGCTTGAACAAGGTACTCAAACACTAGTTGATGCGGGCGCCAGTGGTAGTAAGTTTAGTGCCTTTCTTAAAGGTATTACAGAAAACCTGAAAAACCTAAAGAATAGCCGGGATGCTATTTTACTGTATGAACAATTAACCAAAGACCCTGAAAAACTGGATGAAACAGCCGGGGCAGCAGCTAAGGCGAACTCAGACATTCAAAAGTTAACTGACTCATTGACGAAGCAAGCAGCCACCCTTGGTTTAAATGAAACTCAGTTGACCGAATATAACATCATCAACTCAAAAGCTTCTGACTTCGATAAAGCGAGGGCGTTAGCCATCCTTGAACAAGTGGACGCTAAACGTAAACAAATAGAAAAAGAAAAGGAATATGCGGCACTACAGGATAAAGAGAATAATGACTTTGAGAGGTTACTTAATAAGGGAACAAATGACACTGAGTCTGAATATACCCGTCGTTATAATATCATTAAGGCTTACTCTGAAAACGTCGGCGCTGACCAGGCTAAGGTTGCTAAAGCTTATTCTGACCTAGAAAAGTGGAAAACTGATGAGTTAACTAAAGAATATAATAAACGTGAAGCTGTTCGCTTACGTATTCAGAAGGCAGCAGCTAAGACGTTAGGTAATGAAACCCCACTAACATTAGAAAATGACACATATAAACAGAACAAGGGACTGTTAACTGAACAGTTAGCTAAAGCCACTGAAGCCGATGAAATAGCTCGTATCAATAAAGTGATGGAAGATGAAGAAGCACGTCATACGGAAGCTGTGAAACAACTCAGACTGCAGCAATTACAGGCCGGGCTGACAGCTATCAGTGGCGCTGCAACTATGGCCACCAGTATTGTTGACATGATGACTAATGGTGTTGAGCAAATTAAAAACCAGACTGCTGAGATGAATGCGTTTCAGAAGACTATGTTCCTGGTCACACAAACCATTGCTGCCGCACAGGCTATAATAAATGGTATTGATATTGGCATGAAGCTAGCTGCGGCATTCCCACTAGCAGCGCCTGAAATGATCGCACTGGGAACCGGACTTGGTGCAGCTCAAGCCGGTGTTATTATGGGAACAACGTTTGCCGGTACATTCGATAATGGTGGTTATATCCCTGCTGGCGCTACCGGTATCATGTCTGAATACGGTACTGAGATTGCCAACGGTGCGTTAGTGCAAGGCCCTGCACAAATCACTAGCAGGGAAGATACTGCCGCATTGCTGGCTGGTTCAGGTGGTGGAGGGTATAACCTCACCATCGAGAATCGTATTCCGAGTGGAAACTATAGCGTGGTTAAAGATGGTGATAACTCTATGAAAATTATTGCTGAACAAGTATTTAACCAAAATATTGATGGTGGGGTTGCTAACGTATTAAATAGTAGTAATAGTAAGTCAGCTAAATCGTTACGGTCGAATTATCAAGTAAGGAGGAACCTCGGTGGCAACTAAAGGTGATATTTCCGATTTAGACGAACTTATCTTCGGTGGTAAGCCAATCGTTCCACAAGTGGCTATCGGCGGCTACAGCATGTATAAGCGCACCGGTGTCACTCAGAATGACGTTGCCGGTGGTGCAACACGTCAGCGACGTCGGTTCCACGGTACACCAATTGTCGCGTCGGCCACGTTTTTCCTCGAAACACCTGAGATGCAGGATTTTATCCGTGTATTTATCGAGCGTAACACTGGTAAATACTTTGTATGTCACACCGAGGCCGACCGTAAAATAGTGGAACCTTACGTGGTTCAGGTATTAGGAGACTGGGACGAGTCCGATATCAACGCTGTGGATTCTACTGTCACCGTGACAATGGAAATTATATCTGTGCGTGACCCTGACTTAGACGACTCTTTATATGTTCTCTACACAGGTGTTGAGAACGTCGAGGGCTCGCTGCTATCACTGGAACACTTGGTTGAGACTTATCCGTTATGACCTCAGATGAATTAAAGGCGATCTACGCCAGTGCACCTGTCAACTCCACTGCTTTCGAAGTGGTCACACTTAGTGCGCCATGGTACTCACGGACGTATCATTTGCAGAATGTTTACACTGGTGATCTTGAGGTCACCCTTGAAACTGCTGAAACAGTGACTGCCGAGTACGCACCAATGTCACTGGCACAGGCCAACAGTAATGCCGACCTCAATTATGAACGTGAAATTGTTATCCAGATGCTCAATGACCTGATTGCCGCTGAGATGGACAGGTTCGACCCTAGCCTTTACAGTTGGTTAGACCAGACAATCACTGTTCGAAGTTACATTTACTATCGTGACGGTACTGTGAGTTCACTGCAGTCTACACCGGTTGAAATGCCGATACGTGATATCACTAATAACACTATAGGGTCGAAGATTCGTGTTGCCTCGAAACCAAGCAATGAGTCCGCCACAGGTGAGATAGCGACAATCGCCCGGGTGCCGATGCTAAAGCCTTATGCGTGAGTATATTGGTCGTCATTATAATATTGACAATTATCACTGTGCTAACCTGGTAGCAGATTATTACCGGGATAAATTTAACGTCGAGTTACCCGTTAATGAAGCGTTTAACGTGTCGTTCACAAGATGGATGCGAAAGCACTGTGAACCGATAGCGTTACCAGTTAACGATTGCATAGTCAGGATGCGTAAAGATGGGCGAACTCATGTAGGAATCTATACTGAATATGGTGTCCTACACAACTTCAAACCTTTTTACGGACTTGGTTCCGTAGTACACTGGCCATTAGGTGTTGTGACCAGAAATTACGACAAGGTGGAATATTTTAAATGGTCAGAATTAGATACTACGAAGACCCAACCAAGGACGTGACGATTGACCGTGAGTATGAGACTGTCGGTCATTTTATCCTTGCTGAGTTTCCTGCTGCAAGCCGTGAGACACTATTAGACCTGTTGTTCTTCGACGGTGAAGTCCTTGGCCACCAGATAGACACTAAAACCGAACACAGTGCGTTTATCGACGTCAATGAAGGTGTCATAGCTGTCACTCACGACTCAATGCTACCACGTGACCCAGCTACGTGGGGTTACATTATTGTCGCGGTCATTTTCGCTGCTGCTGCAATACTGTTGGCACCGAGTATCCCTGATGTGTCTACTGACCAACAGAGTTCGACTAACCGTCTCGGTGATACCAATAACAGTGTGAGACTGAATAAGCGTATTGACGACATTTTCGGGACAGTCAGCAAACACATGCCTTCACTGTGGCAGGTGCCGTACCGTATTGGGGTTAATAACGAGGAAACTGAGGTACTGTTTCTCTGTGTAGGTCGTGGTAAATACGACATTAACACCAATAACTGGTATGATGGTGACACCCCTGTCGTCAACATCCCCAATGCTGCGGTGAGTATCTATGAGCCTGGCACACACCCGGGTAACGGGTCACCTGCTCAACAGATTGGTGACCTGGTTACAGAACCTATCGGTATTTATCGCCAGTCGAATGACCTTAACCCTGCAGAATTATTACCACCTAATGAACTGGAAAATGCAGGTATCAAGTGGCAGATCACAGGGACTGCAACCAGTGCAACATTAACCGCAACCAGTATCCCTGATGGTTTTAAGTTTTCCGAATACTACACTGTCGGCCAACTGCTCACTTTATCAGGTGTGATTTACGCAGCGGATGACGGTACGGTTACCCTTTATGAATATGGCGGTGACAATAGTTACTATAACTCAAAGGTGTACTCAAAATTAACCAATCCTGTTGATCTCGGTGAAGGAGGAACAATCCAATACGAGGTGACTGCGGTTACGTCAGACTCTATCACCGTTGACATTCCAACGGATGCAAGTACCGAGGTGAAAGACGCCTTGGCCGCTATGACTAACTACGTTCCTGTTGAAAGTGCGTATCTACTCACATCCAGTAGCGGTTTAAATGTGTACTCTGATGACAGGTATGTTCTATACACACCGCTGTTCGACAAGGTTGACGACGGTGCGGGTGGTTTCAATTATCACCCTGTCACTGTCAGCGATCAAGAATACGCACCTTTAATATCAGTGCCTTTCTCCAATGGTATTGGTCCATTATTTGTACCAAACGGTGCCACAGAGATAATATTGAACTTCGTCAGCACCAGTGGTTTCTATAAACTCAATGGCAGTTCAGAGGTTGCCGTCGATGCCAATATTAGGATCACTAACATCGAACTCGATAGTAACGGAGTCGAGACGGGTAACTTTACCGTCACTAATTTCCCTTATTCAAGTAATGAGACTAAGTTGCGTTTCTCGGTGTTCCAGACCGCACGAATAGCACTGCCTTACACGTATAGTAAAGTGTTTGTTGAACGTACCACAGACCGTGATAAGTCCAGTAATGTCAGTAATGTCGATAAAATCGAATGGCGTGATTTCTACAGCTATGAACCTGTGTCGGTGTCAAGCTTTGGTGACGTGACTACCGCTCATGTGGTCATACCGAGTAACTCGCAATCTCGACTTGTTAAAGAGCGTAAACAGAATGTTGATTTAACCCGTAAGATCACCCAATACCTCGGAAACGGTATTTTCGGAACCACTGAGAGTTATGCGACCGACGACTTTAGTCAGATCCTCATTCATACTGCACTTGACCCACGTATTGGCCGGTTACAGTTAAAGCATATTAATGCCGACGGTTTCTTACTACTTAAACAGGAGATTCTTGATTACTTCGGTGACCCCGAGATGATTAAGTTCGGTTATGACTTCGATGATGCGGGATTGACCTTCCAGGACACGTTCATTGCTATATGTAAGGCTGTGATGTGCTTACCGTATGTTCAACAGGGCGTGTATGATGCGTTCTTCGAGAAGTTGCAGCCGACGTCATCGATGCAAATAACCGTTCGTAACAAGTTACCTGACTCTGAAACCCGTAACACCACGTATGAACGTAATAACGACGGTGTACAAATTACCTACCGTGATAACAATGGCGGTGTTAGTAATGTCATTGAGTACCCCACAGATGGTTCAAGTATTAACCCTGAAACCGAGGACGTCAAAGGCATCACCACCGAGTTACAGGCTTACCGATATGCACTGCGTAAGTACAACAAACAGGTTCACCGTCGCGTCGCTGTGACATTTGACGTCGATGATTTCGGTCGTAACGTGATACCCGGTAAACGTATTGATAGCCCGGATAGCACCCGTTTCACTAAGCGCCCAGGTGTTGCCGATGGTTACCGTGTGTACGATGGCCACGTAGTTGAGGTTAATGGTTTGAATGTAGAATTGTCCGACCCTGTTGAGTTCACACCAGGTGAAGGCCATTACATCACGTTTACCACTGAAACCGGTGATATCAGTAGTGCGATTCTATGTACCCGGGTGAGTGACAACGTGGTTCAGTTATCATCACTACCATCGGAAGCGATTTACGACGGGTATAGTCGTGATAAAACCACCTATGTGTTTGCTTCAGAACAACTTAGAGATTCGGTGGCATTGATACCACAGACAATTGAGTCTAACATAGACACTGATGGTGTTGAAACCAACACAATTAACTCTATTAACTATTCTGACCGTTACTATGACGGTGATACGGAGTACCCAGCATGACATTAACTAAAGAGATTATAGAGGCTGCTGAGAAAGACTTTCAGTTTGTCGCCGACGTAGTTGAAGGAACCAGTGACACGGTACTGAACCCGAGAACGGGAAAATACGATAAATCGGTGAAATACGTTATTGATAGCATTGACTGGTCGTATGTTGGCAAGTTTGCTGATGGTGTTACATTCACTAAAAAAACAGATTTTGCAATCGATGCTGATGGGACGCAGTGGATTTATACTGGGTCACTTCCGTTTTCTGCTACTGCTGGCACTGTTCCGAACGAGCCGACTTATCAGGTGGTGCATGTTAGTGATCACAATCAGACGACTAACAGAAACGCAGTTGGTGCGCATGACCAGATTTATCGTAGAAAAACCACCGTTGCAGAAATCGAAAGTGGTGTTTTTTCAGTTGGTGATATATTAGAAGTATCTGATAGAGCAAATGCTCCATTTAATGTTGTCGCAGGCGGCACGCCAAACGGGTTTAATATTCTTGATGCTGGGAATGGTAATACTGCTGTTTACACTCCATCAGATAAAGTATCAAAAGATGCCGTTGGCTCTACAAATTCTGTAATGTTATACGCAAAAGACAATGATAAGTTATCAATATTGTTAGGCTCTGGTGATGCAATAATAACTCCAGTTTTAATACCAAGTCTTGCAGAAATTGAGGGAACAAATTCAGCACTAGGAACAAGCGGTGGCACAGTAGATGGATACAACACAATTTCAAAAACTGGAACAGAAACGGTATTACTTGACAATACAGACCCTAATACTCCTGCTCCTTGGACTGTAGATTGTATTGTGTATTTAGATCCTGAATTCAAGAATAACGCATACCCTCAAGGTTCTAAGTTAACGAATGTTGCATTAAAAGGGACTGGTACAACTGAGGTTGGTTTAGCTGTTTTTCAAGGGTCTATTAATACTGAAAATCTTCAGGTTGACGGCTGTATTGAAGGATTTAAGTCACAAAATTCATGGTCAAGTCGTCATAATGGTATGAGGGTATATAATGGAGCGATATCATTTGGTGAGGGTACAAGCCAATCGCTTAATCAATGCGCTGCAAAAGGTCACGCTTCTATTCGTGGAGCTTTTAATTTTGATACAGTGACATACTCTAATTTACGATGCTGTACTTCTGACTCATCTGAAAACGGCGCATTTGTCTTTAGCGATGTTTCAGGAATCACTATTACTAGCTGCGGCAATGAATCAGCATCAGTTGTTGATTCTGACGTAGGTCAAGCACTGACATTTGACCAGTATTGTTACGCACATGTAGATGGTTATTTTTGTGTTCCTTCTGAAACATCAGATCATCTAATATACGTAGGTAATAATTGTGATTTACAGATAGATAATTTCATAGCTGATGGTGCTTCAAAAATTTACACTGGTGCAGATATTTTTATAGCTGGAAACAATAATCACGTTAAAGTTAAAGGTTATCGTTCTTATCAGAATGGAGTTCGCAAGCAAGAGCCTGTGGTTCATATGGCAACAAGTGGTGCCAGCGGTTCTCGCGTAACTGTAGAGCTTACAAACGGCAATCGAAAAAAATATTATCCTTCTTCTACAGAAAGTGCACCAAACTTCGAGTATGAAAATGAATCTGGTTCATTCACTCCAAATATGTACATCGGAGGAACTGAAGTAACAACGTATGCTGTCGCATCAGGTTCATATAAAAAGAATGGTGACACAGTAACAGCGCAGTTTACATTAAACGTTTCAGATTTAGGTGGTGGTGTTGGTGGTGTAACTATAGGGCTTGGAACTTTAACAGATACTTTAGTTCCAATTTCCACTAATGCAATCAACATGGGATATGTTGATGGTGTTGCTGCAAATAATTTGCATGGAAATATATCAACTTCAACAAAATTAATTTCTGTTCAAAAGGATAATGGAACTACAGGATCTACAGCGTTGCTAGATACAGACTTAACAGCAAGTGTTGTATTAATCGGAACAATAACATTTACAGTAAATTCACAATTTACAACATATCTATAAGATAAACCCTCTGGGCTATGTCTTAAAAGATTTATTATATTGTAGAGTCGATTAAAAGACTAGATCTAGGCTTCAATCATACATCGTCTGATATTATCTTTCATTAAATACCATCAAAGATAACAAATTTATCTGCGATGGTATTTAATTATGCGTCAGACAGACCTCAACATCAGCCCATATTTTGATGACAATGATCCGGCGAAACGGTTCTATCAGGTACTTTTCAAGGCTGGTCAGATAGTTCAAAGTCGTGAACTCAATGAACTTCAGGATATCCTTCTGAATCAAATCATTTCGCCAGCATACTTCCATCACAAGATAGGCTCACAACTTTATACAATGGATCTATTAGCAACAATGGTAGCTTTTTAGTATCAATGCCATATTACTAATTTAAATGGTTTTAGTAAAAATACAAGTAATGAGACTCTCGGATAAATATTCTAATTCAAAATTACTTAATAGTTCATACTTAGGATAAAACTTGTAATAAATGTCACCACTTCTTCTACTAATATCATTAATACTACTGTCAGAGGGAAGCCAGCAGAAGTTGGTTTCCTTATCTGCTAGATATTTATTATTTGCATATCTGATAACCATAATATGGACATCCCATATTGAGTCTCAGAGCCTTTCTGTGCTTTTTGTGGGATAACCTATACGATGGTATTCATTGTGGTATATAATCTAACACAGTGCTTCCTAGCAACAAGGCCAGATTGAACAGTATTTTTGACAGCGCGCGATAGGTTGCATGTAAACACAGGCTAGGCTAAGGAAAATCAATGAAACTAGGCGAAAAACAAGAGCTGTTTATGCGATTATTGCCGAGATTAATCGACAAGGCGCATGGCGTTATAAAATCTTAACCAACACAAAGACGATACTCATCATACCAACCCATCAACCAACTTACGTGCTTTCTTGACGTAATAACTGATATCGATGTTGTCCAGATTTAACCCTTGCAGCGAGTTTGCGAGGGTTATTTTTTGCCCAGCATCCACGCCAATACGACGCATAGGCGGTTCAACCGATGGTGGTGGAATACGGATATACTTACCTGACGGTGCTTTATCGCTATTGACGGTTTTACCGGTAGTGACATGTTTCCAGTGGGGTTTAGTATTCCAGTTATTAATCTGTAATTGTGTTGGTTCCATTAATTTAAAAATGTAGTCACCATCGGTACTTGCGTAGTAACGGGAAATGCGTTGGATAACCCGATCACCGTACAGTAGCGTTGTGCTCCGATTAGCCTTAGTCCTCAGCATAAAGTCGAGCGGATTGGTTTTAATATGGTTCCTGATAAACCGTTCAATATTCTCACCCCGAATTAACGCAGCTTCAGCGGCCTTGGCCACAACCACGGCGCTGTGATTCTTATGCCATGGTAATTCACGGGTAGCATCGTTTTCACTGGCAAGCTCGTAAGCATAGGCTCCAATACGCTTAACCGACGGTGGTATGAGTTTCTGTTTCTTGTCGTCGAAGTATGCTGGCTTAACCGCCAGATATGAATTGACATCACGGATGCACATCTTAGAATACTCAACATCTTCGAGTTTGAGTTTAGTCAATTCTTCCCACCACTTAGCAACATCATTGGCATGACCGAGGTATTCTTCAGGACAAACATATGTCAAGCCGTCCGTATTAATTTGAATCATCTCGAAACCAGGTATCTTCATCAACTGCTCGACTAACATACACAGCATTAACTGGCCGTTGATGGTGATCGTCATAGTGTATTGCGAGTCGAGAAAGGCACTATGTTTATCATTGGTCTTACCGTACATACCACCGTTGAGGCCGAGCTTGTAGGCATTACCCATTGCTGTTTTCTTACCAACACGAATACGCTCATGGAACATGAAGTCGCCAACATCACACCACGTCTCACCTAAGTGAGCAGGGTAAATACGGTGTTTAACAGATATATTCGGGTAATAACTGGCAGCATCGATATCCTTCAGCTTCTTTCCAGAATGAGGAACCACGATCCTATTCTTAACTGACCCATGTATACCACCAGCACCAAAGTCGAATGTGAAGCCGTTTAACGTGGTTGAGGTGAACTTAGTTTCCTCATCGTCATCCGATTCCTTGAAGAACCCTTTAATCTTTTCAGGGTCAATGACGCTGCGACGGAAGTAGTCGAGTACCTGATTAAATTCCTTGGTTTCGAATCGGATGAACGGGAAAATAATGTCGTTGACAACGATACGGTCGCGGATAGTCTGCGTCCACTTATTGACGGTGACACCACGTTTCTGCAATTCGATTTTAACGATTTCCTCGCCAATCTTGGTGTCGTTGAAGTTGGTGAAGTCCTTGCCATACTTTGCCGACAGTTCGTCACGAAAGGAAATCATCTTCTTCGAATAGTGCAGGAACTGAACGGTGGCATCAACGTCATTGCCGTTATATTCGAGAATGCGGCGTGATTCCTCGTAGGTAACAGGTTTATTCCAGTCGAGTTCGAGTTCATCAATAACACTGAGGCGCATGTTGAATTCCAGCAATTTCAGGCTGGTCGATTTAGCCTTGTTGTCGAAGTGGTGAATTTTGAACAGATCAACTTGCGGCACATAACGTTGGTCGCCCCAGATGAAGTGACTGAAGTCTTTCTGTGGACCATTACCTGCGGCGAGTATGGCCTGTGATTTATTGTAAAGAATGGCATTATTGATGTTGCCGTTGTAGGTCATGATCAGGTGCAATATTGGGTAGTCGTACCACTCGTTGTTAAACCCAACCATACGGCCACCACTGGCGGCAATCTGATGCACGAACAGACAAAGGTCTTTACCTTGATGTGCCCAGTCTGAAATCTCAAACGTCCACTTAGCATTATCCTCAACGCGGGTAATACGGCATGAGAAGAAGTTAGGTAGACATTCCTCGTCATAGGTATAGTGACCATTCCACCCCGGTAAAAACTCTGTCCATGTCATTGGTTATAACCCTACGTATACGAATCGGATATGTTGTTTAACACTGTCAACTAGGTTTATTTTATAGCCCAGTAACATGAGGGTATCACCGATACCTTGGTATCGTAGTTCATGTAAATTACACGCTAACTTGTTGCGAATGTATCTAAACGAGACAGAATCAACATACCATTCATAACACTTGTCATGGTCGCAAGCAATCTGTTGCTTTCGTATACGAATAGCCGTGAATAGTTCGTTGAGTAATTGGTCTTCGGTCACATCCTCAAAATCAATATTCATCACAGTAACTCCATGCTGCTGATAATACCGTGTTCATCACGGATAACCTTAACGGTATCTCCCGTTCCGACGTAATCACGAACAGTACGTTGGCGCAGAGTCCCACGGTTGATACCGAAATACTCCGCCGCCTTTGTCTGATTACCGCGGAACCAGATTAATGCGTCGCGTAACGTACACACTTCAATCTGAACCGTTGGCACTTTGATTGGTTTTGGTTTGATCATTGGTTTCTTTCTCCCTCGGATTCTCGGACCAACCCGAATAACTGGAATACCTAACTTCTCAACGTAATCGAGGATAACGGGGTCATCGTCAACCCACAGTTCAATGTCGTCACGATTGGAGTCAATGAAGTCACGCTTAAAGTCGTGTGGGTGACGATGGTCATCATGTTCGCGTTCGATGATGGTTAAATCACTACTGACACTGACCTCTACACTATTCAACCAACGGCGTGTGCCGAATTGACTATTGGTTAAAATCACCAAGTCATGCCAGTTTTCATCATAGTCGTTGCACGCAAGTGAAAATGACTCAAACAACCCTACTATCGGCTTAATCGGCTTGCCGTTCTCATTAACCCATCGTTGCCATTCAAGCCAGTGTTCGGCGCGTGACATGTCATCTGGTACGGTATGCTCGCAACCATCGTTATTGCGTAAACACCCATCTAAATCAAAAACTATCATCACTCATCATCCTTAGCAGCCGCTTCACCGGCCAATGCCGCATATGCTGCACCATCGACGAAATCATTAAGACGGAATTTACCACCACGAGATCGTGACATTTCCAGCAGTTCCATGAATTGCCAGCCTTGCACCTCGGTGATGTTGGTTCCAAACATGGCATTGAATGCATTGACCGTGGACAGCATTGACCGCTCAGCTTCGGCATCACGCTCTGATGCACGGTTGCTGATATATTCTGATGCCATTAATAGGATATTTGTTGCCTGCGGTACGGGTGGTCTTGGTATTTCAACACCTTCGAATTTCATCTTTGTAAACGATGGGAATTTGTCACCTAGTTTTGTCACATCTATAAAATTAGGACTGGTTTTCAACTCGTCAAGCATTACACCGGTAATTCGGTAATGCACGCCATCAATATCTACGTCATAAATATCCATAATCAAACCCTCTCACTAAAATTAACTTACACACTCAGAATAATACCGACTCTATCATTTGTAAAGAGTCTTTCGAAAATTATTTTATCTCAACATCACTTTGTATCTCATTACCCCATGAAGACCAACCAGTTCGAGGTTTCCGACAGAACATTTCAAGATAATTACCCGGTGATACAGTTTCCACTAACTCATAAAATTCAGGTGGTTTGGCTGAATGACGAGGTTTTCCGTTAAAGTAAGGTCTTTTCCAGTTGTACCATGTTGATTCACCTACTCCTATTGCTGATAGCTTTCCTTTCCTTCCGAATAGACAAAACTCAGTTGATACCCTATGTGCACCACCTAAACCACCACCCATCCTGTTTTTACACCACACGATCGTTGTTGAATACTCAAAACCCCACGCCTTCATTACGTCAAACGCATCTTTTAAATATTTGTTAGTGACCCATAAATAAAGATGTGAATTTTCAGCAGACGGAACCTTCAACTTGCAAATTTCAGGCACCGTCATCGTTTGATAAGGTAAGTTTTCAGAACTGTTTGAAACAGGGTTGAACACCTGCTTTCCATCGACTAACTTGTAACCTCCACTTAAAGGTCTGCCTGCTTTCTGTTCCCATGGTGGGTCAGCTACTATTGTATTATATAACATGTTTATTTTATCCCCCTTGGTCTAAACCCGACCACATTGTTAGCCACGTAATTCGGTTTAACGGTGATACCAGTGAATCCTTGGGTATCGCCTGGTTGGTACACTATCGGTAGCGACGAGTTACGTAGGCAACGATTAAAGTTACCTTTCATCATCGGCGTCTTAATCCCTTCTGTACTACTCCACAGGCGATAAGCACTATAAAGGTCTTCCAACATGGTGAACTCACCGTCAGCAAGCACACAGGAAGCCTCGACGAACTGGGATAGTGGGAACATCTCCCGTTTAATCTCGTGTTTCTCAACCAAGCTGGCTTTAGCCTCAGTAAACACCCCACCATTAGCACGTAACCGACGTAACCCTTCAATGGCCCATTGGCAGATACCAGCGGTTTCAGCGAGTAGTTTTTCACCGAGTTTCAGATCAGGTGTAACCCCGTTGGCATAAAACGACTTGAAGAATGGGAACACTAACATCCGTCGAACCAGTGCGCCCGACGCATCGTGAAACGCTGGAACACCGTTGGCACTGAGATTGAGTTTGCTTTTAATCACCTCGTTGCGCTGATCTTTAAATTTAACATCGAACGATACAGGGTCACCACCGGTAATGGCCAGCATTGTACTGAGCACATCATCACGTGATGAAGGGTGCACGTCACGGGCATCGGGGATTAATGTCAGCGCATTCTCGGACATTTCTTTCAGACTGGTATCTTTGTGAATTTTCGGCAACGATGGAGCAGCCACATTACCGGCACCAATCATGTTACTGAGGACAGTGGTTAATGTACCTTTACCACCACCTGTTTTACCAGTGAACACGGCGAAGCGCTGTAACGATACGTCGGTAGTGAGACAGTAACCCATCCATTCCTGAAGCTGGTTTTTTAGTTCGGTGTCGTTACCCCATATGGAGTTCAGGAACCAATGCCATTTCGGACATTGTGCTGCCACATCGAAATCATATCCGAGTTCATTCAATGAGAAGAATGCCGGGGTGTGCGGTAACAATGTCGGTCTATCAGCGTTGAGGTCAACGATACCATTCTGGAAAATTGCCAGATTACTGGTGTCACTATTATTGCCGGTGAGCCAGGTCCCGTTCTCGACCTTATCAATGTTTACGTGGTCACATACAACACGGAAAATACCCGCTGTTAATGCGTCCGCTGGTTTAAACACAGCAAATGACCGTTGAATTTGGGCTTTAATGGTCGCGTCATCGACAACACTCCATGATTTACCGGTGAACTCGTAGAATTGATTACTACAACGGATCAGATTCACACCATCGTAATTTGCGCCAACGAACACCACGGCGAAATCGTAATGACTTGACTTAGGTGTTAGCTGTGCAACACGGATAACGGCGTCATCACGGGAAATACGGTAATCACCGCGCAATATATCGAGGTCAACGTTAGAGGTGTTAACGGTAGCGCGTGGTGTAGTCACAACCACATCGTCTGCGCTAATAGTTACTTCGCGCTGGAATAACTCTGCTTGGCCTTCCCAACCGCACGACGGTTCTTGGCGGTGTATTGCCTGAAATCCCGCTTTCGCTGTTTTACAACCCGGGGCAGATTTAGGGTAATGGTATGCACGATAGACCACCCCTTCGAAGTGGTTTTTCTCGTCTTCCGTCCATGGTGGCAAGCAACGAGGGTTATAGTGCTCCCATAAGAGTTCAGTGGCGAGTTTAAGGGGGATACCATGGTCATGACCATAACAAGCCACACGGTATAACTCATGCGTTCCACTACCGGTAACAGCCGGGTGTGCGGCATTGGAAATAAACGATATAAACTTATTACGTTCGAACGTGTTATCTTCATAACCAATCCCTTCATCAATACCTTTACGTGCGTCAACCCAGCGCTGCAGTTCAGCGTCTTTATCAGCAGGTAACAGGTGGGCTAAACGAATATCCTCGACCGAGTATTTTGGTTTGGATTTACTCAGGTCACTGACGACGCCATATGACTTCGGTGATGATGGGTCTTTCAGGTGTAAACTACCTGGCAAACGTGCCACACGACACGGGTCGATAACCTGACTATCGGAACCATAAAACATTGATAACTGTTTCTGAATTACGGTCCAACCGTCATGGTCGATATTACCGGCATCAATCAACCAATAGGCATGGCCGTGGGTATCATCACGTTTTGTGATCAGGTGCGGTTCAATAGCCCATTGCGGTTCTTGCATCCCATCGAAATCAACAAAGAACACGCGAAAGTCAATAATGTTGTAAATTTCACGACCTTTGAAATCGGTGCCATTGATACAGACGTAAATACCACACTGTTGGGATTGAGCCCAGTCGATGTACTCAAGTGATTCCTGTAATGTCGAGTGCCAAACTTTTGCAAGTTCAGGGTGCTGAGTTCCGTCCTTTGGGTCATAAAACGCTTGAAAGGTAACAACGGAGGTGTCAGAACCCGTCAACGCAGAGATATACTGCTGCGCTTGATTAAGGTCGTGCATAAAACACCCCGTTATTATTTGACGGCGTACTTACCTAAGATAGTTTCGGCTTTCACCAGTGTCTGCATGGCAATTGGGTAATTATTTTTCTGGGTGTACTTAACCACAGATGAACACTTCAGACCGGTTGCAGCACAAACATTATCGACACCGTATTTCTCAACCAGGGTTTTGAATCGTTCGGTACGTTGTTCACCAGTAGTTTCGTTACTGGCATCGTAATCAGCCGCGGCCTTTTTAATTAATTCGATAGTCATGATCTTCTCATCATCCTCTGGTTGAAATCTTGGTACATGGCGTCAACATCGGCGGCACAGGTGACAAAATCGGCAATACCACCAGCATTAATCACTTGTTGACGAAATATGTTCTGCCCATACTCTCGCGTGTTCACATTGTACGAAAGTTTCTTTATAAAACCAAGTTGTTTTACTTCAGGTGCTGTGAACACGGCCACTTTTTTACCGACCATTTCAGGTGTGATAGTGACCTCGGTCCAACCAACAAGGTCAGGTGTACGAATATCACTATCACCCTTTTTACCCTCATTACCGAGACCGAAGAATACCGGGCGACCATCTTTAGTGTAGGCCACACCGGTATTGTTCCGAAGCAGATTAGCGCCATACATCGACGCCCGCAGCTTCACGTTCTCGGTAGCGGTGTTTTCACGTTTACCCATGATGTAACTCCACATAATCCCCGACCACCGAAGTAGTCGGGGTAATTGTTAATTACTGTGCTGGGTTAGTGTAGTTTGGTTTAGCCCAACCTTGGGTGATGATCTGTTCATCAGTCCACCCTTGACCTTTCAACGCTTCATACGTATGAGGAGAGTCAGGGTTCATGATGACAGTACCTGTGGTCGGGATGCTGGCTGGTGCCGCTGGTGCCGCTGGTGCCGCTGGTGCCGCTGGTGCCGCTGGTGCCGCTGGTGCCGCTGGTGCCGCTGGTGCCGCTGGTGCCGCTGGTGCCGCTGGTGCCGCTGGTGCCGCTGGTGCCGCTGGTGCCTGTTCCCACCGACCCTTACCGTTTGCTACCAATTGGTCATCCGTCCAACCCACATACTGTTCACGAGTGAATTGAGTATCGGTGTGAACGTACTTCTTAACCGCTGGCATTGCGGGAGCAGTCGGAGCAGTCGGGTGATTACCGAATTGCTGACCTGTACCGGCTGGGATGTTACTGTCAGCATGACCACGGTTAGCAAATGCCTGTGTTGCTGTTTGTGCTGGGCCACGACCGAATGATTCATCATCGTAAACCATCTGCACGTTCAACAATGTCAGCGCGATAATACGTGAACCATCTTGCTTGGTATAGGCCGATACTTCGACCTGTGCATCACACCAGCAACCACCATAGATAGTGCCCGGATTAATATCCTTGGTTCCGGTAGGGTCAACACAACCAACAGGGTCGCTGTTCTTGATTGATACAATCTCATAACCCGCAGTAATTGGGTCAACAGTACCAGGTAACGGATTACCTCGGTCGTCGGTCTGCATCACAGTGTTACCGTCCACAAACTCAGGCGGATATTGAACACCAGTGTATTGCTTTACAATTGCAGAGGTGACATCGGGAACTGCAACACCCCATTCTTCCTGAATAACTTCCTTCAGTGCCTGTTTCAACGCTGATGGATTGGAAACTCCATTGATACCAGATTTCTGAATGGTGAACTGACCAGATTGCGGAAACATCGCTTTCAACTGGTATTTACCTGATTTCTCATATGGAGTTTTCAGGTTAGGTAAGGAACACCGGAACAAACCGGTAAAGATAGTACGATTAGCCATGAAAATTAACCTCGTTGTTTAAACACACCGACAGCACTTTTGCTCTCGGCAGTGCGGTTGCTAAATACACCCTCGGCGCTGCCAGTACGGACAGCAGGGCGGTTATCATTCATTTCAGCCAGTTTAGTTGTGGCTGGTTGGGTTTTGTAATACTGGTTCACGATCTCTTTCGGTAACAGCTTTTCTGCCTTGGACTTACCGATGAGTCGAGGGTTATTGTAAAGGTCAGACTTATCCACGCCATGTGCAACAGCGGCTTTCATAAATCCTTCAACGTCTTCAACGACTGGCCACGGTCTTGATTGAACCAGCTTAAAGTTAGTGAACTGGTGGCCATTGCGGGCTTCTTCCAGACAACGGTTCTCAACAGCATCGAGCCATTTTTTAATGTCTGGTATTGCTTCCTTAATGACTTCGAGTTCACCGAGACTAATTCCTTCAAGGGGATGGTCAGTATACGCCAGTCGCAATGTCCGCTCCATTCTAGCGCGACAGTTTGCTTGTGCTGGGCAATACTCACACCATTCACCTGCTTTCGGTTTAGTCATTGGGTCTTCAGCTAATGCAATCGACCGACGATACTTTTCACGCCAACCGATTAAGTCGACAATACTGTATTCAACGGTACGGACTGGGCCACTGATATGGTCACCATTTGGTTGAATGATCGTGTTATAAACCTTGTCAACTTTATCCCACAAGTCGTAGGTGTCGAGCGTTGCCACTGAATACCCGGCAGTCTGTGAGTTATTCTCGACTTCAACACGGTTATAACCGTTCTTGTAATCGAGAATATGGCAAATACGATTTATCACGACGATGAACACAATATCGGAAGTACCGTAAACATCGGTACGACCGAGGCTGCTCATCACCACACGACACTCAACCAGCGGTTTAACACCGTATCGATGAGATAAGTCATTGACGACGTTGATATACAAGCTGGCGTCATCAGCCATTTTATCGTTCACGACATGATTACTAATGGTTAAACCAATCATGTCGTGAGGATTAATACCAATGACAATACACATTTCACCAAGGGCATGGACAGCAGTACCGAGTTCAGCAGCAGGGTTAGTGGGGTTAGGATAACCCTTGCTCATGCGAATTGATGCAGGGCAAGCGTCTTCCATCCACCGGTAACTACTGCTAAAGCTGAATACGCTGTGTGCCGTCATAATAATTACCCCTTAGCCAGCTCGGCGTCGATGTCACGACCACCAGGAATAGACGCATACCATTTAACCCACTGGTCAGCACTTTCTTTCAAGTTGTCAATCAATGTGCCAATATTGGCACGACCGATTTGACCTAGAATAACAGCACCTTTGGTGTGGGCATTCAGGTGGTAACCAACAACAGTTTCCATCAGATTGTTATCACCATTGGTTGCAGTATCTACGAGGTCAAGGCGGTCAATCTGGTCTTGCACTTGTGACAACATACCAGCCCATGCGGTACATTCAGTAGTAACCTTGGCATAGTTTTCAGCAGATAATGCTTCGAAGGTATCCGCACCGAGTGGCTTCAACACACCATCGATAATGAGGTCAAAATCAGTTTTGTACTCATTGGTCAGTACGTTGATTGCTTCCAGTGCTTTACGCTGCTCAGTCGGTTCCACTGGCTTAGACGGTGCAGCAGGTGTTGCCGGAGGCTTAGGAGTAGACGGTGCAGCAGGTGTTGCTGGAGGTTTAGGGGTGGATGGTACAGCCATTGACTCCACAGCAGCACTAAGTGGTGTTGGTTTAAACGGTGCTGGTTCATCAATGGTATCACCAGCACCACCCAGATATTCATTTTTCCATGCTTCGAATGCTGCGTCGTTTTCGGCTTTACGCTGCTCTTTGTTTTCACCGGAAATACGAATACGCTTCCAAGTACCATCGTTGTTTTGTGACTTAGTAGCAGCATGGAATTCTTCATTCCACGGTAAGCCGTCGGCATCCAGTTCAACGTCGTCGCTGGCGGTTTCAACAGGGTCGAGATTATCCATTAACGTTAACACGGGTGCTGCACTATCCGTCTGAATAAACACCTTTTCTTCCAAAGCTTTAACACGCGCTTCGAGTGATTCTAAAATACCTAGTGACATTTAATGTCTCCTTTGTTGGGTTGCTCGTCATCGAGTGATACTGACTATAAACAAGGTAAAAACTGTTGTAAAGAATTATTTGAAAATATTTTTACAAAGTGTATTATTGGTGAAAGGTTAATAGTGAGGAACCAGATTATGTACGAACGTGAATACGATAAAAATGGCGTAATGGTTATGGCAGTACCTGAGGATGAAAATCTTTGTAAAAACTGTGTGTATAATGACGATAAACACCCTAAGTGTAAGGTAAAACCTAAACCATGCTCACATTGTCTCAGGTCCGATACCCAAAACTGTATCTTCAAACCCCTATACCGATACGACTGGAAACTCGGCAAACCTGTAGCGGCGGTTAAAGTATGATTTTACCACCAGCTAAGATTAGTTTGCGTCAATACCAGATTGATGCAGTGAACGACACTGACCGTTTGTTTAATGAAGGTAACAAAGTTGTTATGACAGTGTTACCAACAGGCGCCGGTAAATCGGTCTGCAAAGCATACTATGCCCGCCGGTACTATGAGCAAGGTAGTCGAATGCTTATCTTTGCCCATCGTGACGTGTTGTTAGAGCAGATCAGCGACAAATGTTGTTTACTTGGTGTTCCACACACATTCATCTGTTCAAGTAAGACGCTTAAAAACGCAACCAATGCTAACCTCAAGAATCACGGTGATTCATATTGGGATGAGAATTCCAGAGTGGTTTTGGTATCAGTTGACACATTTCTTGCCAGATTAAAGTCAGGAATCATTACTAAAGAGTTCTGTAACTCTATGAATTATTGGGCAATTGATGAAAGTCATCACCTCTTGCGTAGTAACCTCTATGACCATTTCAATGGTGACGTAGATAAAATAATGGACTATCTGGTGTCGAACGACATTGACACTGAAAAACTACCGATCGGCAATAAATGGGGTATCTGCGTTGAGGTCTTGCGCAACGCTAAAGGTCATTGTTTTACAGCCACACCAAAACGAGGTGACAAACTTGGCCTTGGTTCCAAAGCTGATGGTCATGTCGATGCCATGTCTGTTACTGTGACAATGTTCGACCTTATCAAACTCGGCTCGCTTACCCCATACGAAATCTACAGTACCGGCACCATCGATGTTAGTGGTATCAAGCATAACAAGGACGGTGAACTCAATAACAAACAGCTATATATCAGGACCAAGGAAGCCGATATCACCGGTGATGCCGTTGCTGAGTATCGTAAACACCTCGACGGTAAACCTGTCATCACTTTCTGTGTCAACGTAGAACATGCCAAAGAAGTCACCAAGGCGTTCAACGATGCAGGTATACCAAGTCAAATGGTTAATGCCAAAACAGCCGACAGCATCCGACAGAAAGCCGTTGCTGACTTGCGCGACGGTCGTATTCTTAACCTGGTGAACGTTGACCTGTTCGGTGAGGGTTTTGATGCTCCGGCGGTGGCCGGTGTCATCATGATGCGCCGTACCGAGTCATATTCGTTGTTCAAGCAACAGTTTGGTCGGATGCTTCGCCCGTCACCAGGTAAGACTGCTGGTATTCTTATCGATATGGTGGGTAACGTTAAATTCTTCATGATGGAATACGGTTTATCGGCACCACACGATGACCCTAAGTGGACATTGGATAACGAGCGTAACAGTAAAAAACGCAATGACGATAATGACGACGACCCGAATAAGCCGGAGGCTATCAGTTGCGGCGATGAACTTTGCACGGCGTTTGGTTTATACGTAACCACGGATGAACAGATCAAGAAGTACGAGGGTACTGGTCTATTGTTCATTAACGGGGTTTGCCCGAAGTGTGGTTGGCATGAGGATGAACAGCACAAGAATGAACGTAAAACCGAGCTAAAATATAAGAAAGGTGATTTAGTTCGGCTCGACTTCAGCGTTATCGATGAACTGATTAAGCAGCGTGATCATGCCCTGCAGCCAATGGAGCAATTTAGTAACTCGGTGCAACACGCTAACTTTGCTTATGCGGCTAAGGCCCAGTTTGCTCGGCGTCAACATGCGCTAAACGTATTACGGTTTAAAATTCAACGATGGTGTGAGAACCATGGCGCGGTAACGGGCCAATCAGTATCGTTGGTACAGGCTGACTTCGAGATTAAATTCGGGGTCAATATCTTTAAGGCTCAGACCGGTACAGCATCCGAATTGGAAAAACTGTCGGCTGAGATTGATAGAGAGGTGAGTAGGTTATGAGAGAGATCAGTGATGTTTTCGATTTATCAAAGTCAATTGGGTATAACCCGAACTGGACCGATGAACAGGTACGTACTGCCGATAAAGTTATTCGTATGCACGATGAGTTGGTTGCCATGTTGGGTAAGTGTCGAGATAAATTAGGTTGTGATTGTTGTCACCCTTGCTGCGGTAAGTGCAACCTTGACGGTGAAATATCAACACTACTGGAGCGCTGCAAATGAACAACCAATTCGACGATATTATTCAAGAAGCATGGTTAATGTGGATGCCACAGTATGACTGGCGTATCGGCTGGGGTCAGATAATGCAGGAATCATCCTTTAATATCTTTGCCGCCAGTCCTGCAGGTGCTATGGGGTTATGCCAGTTCATGCCTGAAACGTGGAACGACGTTATACGCAAGGGTATTGTGCTACCGGGAACTGACCGTACAGATGCCGTGGCCAGCATTCGCGCTGGTGCGTGGTATATGCGTAAAATGTGTGACTTCTGGACTACCCCACGTCATCCTAATGAACTGATTAAGTGGGCGTTGGCCAGTTACAACTATGGTGCCGGTAATGTGCTTAAAGCACAGGAAGCCGCTGGTGGTTCAACCAGATTCGAAGACCTGCTACACTTCTTACCGATGGAAACGGCAACGTACCCGTTTAAGATCCGTCAGCATGTTATCGATGAGTTCGGGGTCACCCCATACTAACAGGAGAACACCCATGCCACAGAAAATAACTATCAAGGTCAATAAAGAGGTTCATAAACGGGCCTCAACCTATGTCAATCTCATCGGGCTGGTGGTCGCTGCAGCAATGCCATATATCCCGTCACTCGGCCTATCAGGAACCATCACGGGTACGGTTATGATTGTGTGTAACGTGGCGGTATTATTGTCGCAGTCATTGACGTTCGTGGAGAATACCGATGCTTAACTGGATTACAGGAATTAAACGCTGGCTTTATATTGCCGGTGCCGTCGTTGTCGCCGTGTTTATCGCTTGGTTCCAATACCTCCGGCGTGAGGTGAAGGAACAACAGGTTAAACTCGACGATGTAGAGACTAGAAACAATCAGCTTAAACTCGATATCGAGGAAGCAGTCAAGGTTACTGAGGTTAAGCAGGAGATTAAAAATGCTGAAGATGCTACTGATATGCTTAGTGATGATGATGTCACTCAGCAGTTGCTCGACAAATACACACGAAATAAGGACTAAGGTTGTCGTTATCTGCTCTGGTGTTATAATCATGTTTGATGGCGCCGATGAGGTTAACGCAACACCACTGAATATTCAGCGTCAGATCCTCACTAATAACGAGTCAGTGTCTGCTTGCCGTAATCACAGTAAGGAATAGTGACATGTGTAATCCAAAAAAAACGCCACCAGCGGGAACTGACGAATAACGGGTGATATTTATGACTACCGATCTACTGCTATTAACCGCTTATGTTGCACTCGCCACGTATTACCGGAAACGATTGAATATCGCGTTGCTAGTATGGTTTGTATTGTCGGTAGTCATTGGTTTCGCTCATTTACCTTCCATCATTATATTCCCTATTTATTGGTTTATGGCGCTCGGTGTGACATGCTATTCTGCATCAAGAGGGTCATGGTCAATCACTATCTGTATGGGAACCATGGCGCTGTTACAGTTAGCCTTATCTGTCGATTCTGTGAAGACCAACGAAATTACCGCACTGTATAATCACTATCCAATCATGGCGTTACTGGTTAATCTGTTTATAATAGGGGCATCAATTTACCACGGACGAGGTTATGAGAGTGTTGATAGTATTCATAAAGCTGACGCTCATAACCGGGTTAGCCATCATCACAACAATAACGCTTAGGTACTGCTATGATCTTATCAAAACTCGTCGAAGCCGCAGAAAGCCCCGTAAGTCAGACGGCGGGTAAGATACTGGATGTTGCCGGTAAAAGTAGTGTTGTGACTCAGGCAACCAATAAGGTTGTTGAAGTAGCCTCAGATGGTGCCTGGGGTTTGAATGATTATGCGATCATACTGACGATGATGGTATCAGCGATGTGGCTGATTAAACTCGGCCTAGACGTTTACATAAATATCATGAAGTATCGCCGTGGTGATTATTAATCATCTTCATCAGGAATATCCTCTATAATTACTCTATTGACTATTGGTGCGGTATGTTCCCTCCAGTCATTGCCACAGTTATCACATAACCATTGCTCTACGTTAGTACCTTTCCGCAGGTTACTCAGTACATATAGGTAAACATCAGCAGCATGGCGCGTTAGAGGTCCTAGATGGCATAACCGTTCTAAGACATCAATACGTTCGATTAAACGCTCTATATGGCCGTCAGACACGGAGTAACCATTACGAAAAGAATAATACCTATGATTATACTAATCAGAAAACCCTGACCTTTACGGTCATCATCAAAATTATTCATGGAGTAACCCCGCGTCGTAAAGTGCTTCGATAATGTCGATAGGATGAGATTTACCTTGTGTAGCTTTTATAGCGGCATCAATGGCCTTTTTACGCTTTAGGTCGATTGATCCTATTTGGTAGTCATGGAACATTTCCAGTGAACCAGCATCTGTTCGTTCACCTATGATTAACCCAGCACTGGTAAACCCTCTGCAAACATGACTGTTACCATATCCGTCAATAAACGGTTCGCCCACCGCTGGTTTCCATGGTGTCGGTTTGAAGTCGTCGAGGGTCAGTCGTTGATAACCTCTATTTTTATAGGGATCTTTATTATCTGCTTGACCAATTAAACCGTCGCTGACTACTACATATTTACCATCTGGTTTAAATCCTCTAGGTGCTTCACCATATACCCAATTAAACCCTTGCTTTTCACACTCATCGAGGAATAACTCCAGAACTTCTTTGTCGTCGGTGTGAACGTATTTACCTTTAAGATTAATCATAAAAAAACCCTCTGTTACTTTGGTTGGAAGAACTATATAGGGAGAGTATAGTTCCAGTAACAGAGGGTGTAAAGTGTCTTTCGAAAATAATTTTATTACCCTCGTCATATCGTTCGACATTACTCAGGCTTGCGGTTCTGTCCTTTCCCGCTGGGAGATACGGACCACCTCCTTATCAGAGTAGGTTACGTAAATCCGGTTTCTTGTAGTTAATCGACTTCAGGACTTTACCTGGTGGTATGGTTCCTGAGTCGTCTGATTTACATTTAAGCACAAAAATATTTGGATCGCCAAACGATTCGACACTGCAGGTAATGCCGATAGCCTTATAATAGTCAGTGCTGGCGGTAACTTCATCCCAACCATGGCAGACCTTGCTCATGTTACTTTTATGGATTTCCCGCCAGCATTCGAGAAATGGGATGTGGAGTCGTTCAGCGACTTTACCAAGGTGTTCAATCATCATCTTAACCCGGGCACATTCGTAGGTTTCCCCGGCGTGAACCAGTCGCCCTATAAGCACGTAAACGGTGTCAACGATAGCGTCAGCGATTTGAACACGGTCGGTGGCTGTGGCTAACTCAGTGAGTTCTTCAACGGTTAAACCTTCATGCAATGCAATTTCGCTGGTGGACAGAGCACCGGTAGCGATAGGTAAACCCATGGTCATACGGAATTGCTGAACGTCACCCATCATAATGGTGTAATCGAGATTATTCATGATCTTCAGTACCTTTAGTAAATCGACATCCGTTGTCGAATAATTTTCCGTAACGTTCACCTACCGATTTTCCAGTTATTTCCCTGCACTTCTCAATAAACTCATCACGCTCTGATTTGCGCTTGGCGCGGTAGGTGCTACAGCGATTAATAATGTTATCATGGTCGGCATCATTCCATACAAAGTTGTGAAAATACTCTAATTTCCCACCGGAAACCCAATGCTCAATCAGCTCACTGCGTAGCTCCTTAGTTAGCTCTTTAAATGGCTTGTCGATGGTGAAGATAGTATTATCGATAGGACGTTCAGCGATAATCCAACCAATATCGTCATCCATAAAGAAACCAGCGCCCTCATCATTGGTATAACGACCATCAGGGGTACGGTAAGCAGGTTGGAATGAACCAATACACTTAGGGTCTGCATCCCAGTTAGGTGCTGTGGTAAGAACCACACGACAATCAGGTAATGCGTTCGCTGCGTCTTCATAACTCTTATAAATCTTCATTACTCACACTCCTCTACATAATCAGGTGCACCGAGTTCGTTCTTGGTGCGGTTATAAATCTTAGTATTATCGGCATGGACGGTGATACGGACGTTATCACTACGCTGCCACACATAACACCAGTCGTCGACAGTGTTAACCGCTGGTTCTGGTTTAACCGAGCTTAACCACATTAATGATAACACCATTAGTATCGCTAAACTGAACAGAAACGATGTTAAAAATTCCTTGAGTGTCATGATAAACCCCTCACTTATTTAACCGATAAACAGAGTATAAACGACTGTAAAGAGTCTTTCAAACAATTCTTTCAATTATCCTCTCTACCCGCTTAATCGCCCGGTTAAGGTTACGCACACCCTTTGGTTTAACACCTGTACGGTAATACTCAGTCAGCGCGGCGACGATGGTATCGCTGGTGAAGCTGCACAGAGGAAGTAGCTTAACAGGGTCACCACTGGCCTGATACGCGATAACGCACTCAGCGGCACGATTGACAGTCTCGACGGTTCTGGTGAAGTTACTCTCAGGGTAACCGTTAACCGTATGACTGTGGGTGAAGCTGTGACCTTTAACGTAATAGTCGTGGAGGGAGTCGATACCCGCTTCGCTGGTGATACCGGTAATGGCCACCAGCGCGTTGATATAGGACTCGGTTTCCATTCCTTGAACCAAGTAGCGCATTACTATTTACCTCGTTTCTGTAGTTTAAATCGTTCACGTATCTCGGCGATACGGGTTAACCCCACCTGGCGCCGGTCGATACAGTCAGGTGTTTCATCGTCCATACCCCAGCACTTACCACACCGAGGACACTGGCACTCATCGTTACTGCGGATAATGCGGGGGTGTGGGGTCATGGTTATAACCTCTCTAGTACCAGAAAGTAACTATGGTAAATACGAGCATGTTTCTGAACTCGCTTCTTCTCACCTTCTTTTTCAGGCATTGACATACGAGATTTAGCAGGTAACACGAACATATCTTTAAGTCGAAAACCTGATTCGGTAGCCCAATTAATTACATTAACATGGGTACAGTGCATTTTATGGTTGTGAATAATGTCCTGACACTTAAATACCATGATACCTTTACTTTTCAGTACACGAGCCACTTCAACCAGTGTGGACTTATAGTGTTCTTCTAATTCTGAATACAACCAATACCCGCCAAATCTGTTGGCCATGACCATATTACCGTTTCCAGTTCTACCGCTTTTAACGTAAGTAAGGAAAGGAGGATCAAATACCACACTATTAAAGTAGTTATCTGGTGCCGGTATTAATGTGCTTGACGCGCATATCACCCCATCACATTGAGGGTCTATGTCGTACTTAAACCGTGGTTCTGGTAAGTTTTTATAAAACACTCCATTACCATACGAGACATCAGCATCGAAGTGGTCTAAACCATTCAGAGTCATGATTGACTGTAATATCTCGGTCTGGTCGTAGCTCACTGACTTAATGACACCCATATAAATCACCGTCCTTTCCGAGTCATGTTGTATAAATCGCGTGGCCATAGGTAACTACGACTGAACACCACACCAAACACTATCAGAGATACCAACCATGTCGGGTAATGGAACTCTGACTGTAGTGTGTTCAGGTTCTCAATCTCTAGGATCAGACGAATATCACGTACTTTAACGCGATACTGTGATGCCAATACTATCCATGTGGCGACGCCGAGGCTGGTGGCTATCCATCCTGTTAACCAGGTTATGAGGAATGTGAACACCTATCTGTACTCCTTATCTGGACCAACGATGCCGCGCATTACTTTATGTTCGGCATTAGTGATACCGGTGACGCTGCGGGTTGCACATTTATATACCCGTTCACCATTAACGGTGAGGCATACGTGGCCGTCTTCTTTGTCTTTACTGAGGCAGACCGAGCGACGGGTGACAACACCCTTACTGACCTTGAAGCAACCTTCAGGGCGTCGGCTACATAGTGCGGCAATGTACGCATAACCTTTATCCTCTACGGTAAGGCCAGCAATCTCAGGGACTGGTGTTGGGGTGTCGTAGGGGAGTGAGGAGAGCCACGCATCGAATTTGGCGGCATAGTTAATGGTTCGGAGGACACTGGCGCGGCTTATAAACCCGGTTTCGTCACCTGTCTTTTTGGTTACGACTAATCGAT